CTGAGTCAGTAATTGAATCCACATATTTTTTCTGTTAATGACCCGCAACACATTTGTAACTAAACAGCCTGTTGTCCTTGATGGCTATCAGGCTGTGATGAAGCCGTCTAAATTTGGTTATTCACTCCATGCACTCATCCCACAGGATCTTGTAGATCAACTGGAAGATGATCGCACCGAATCACTAAAATGGGCAGAATCGAAACTCAAGAACCCTAAGCGTTCTACTCTCAAGCCTGAACCTTGGGAAGAGGTAAGCGAAGGACAGTACAAAGTCAAGTTCAGCTGGAACGCAGAGTCCAAGCCACCAGTAGTAGACACAGAGGGAACTCTGATTACTGATGAAAACATTCCTATCTATGCAGGGTCGAAGGTAAAGCTTGCGTTTTACCAGAAACCATACATTTTGAGGGATGGAGTCACCTACGGCTCAAGCTTGAAACTCAAAGCAGTTCAAGTTGTATCTCTAGCCGGAGCAGCTGGTGTCGATATTGGTGACATGTCATCAGAAGATGCTGCTGAATTGTTCGGTACTACACAGGGATATAAACAATCAGAACCAAACGTCATCGCATCTGCTCCTGCAAGTGTTGAAGAAGACGACTTCTAATGGCTTTCCGCTCAGGACTAGAAGAAAAGGTTGCTGATCTTCTAGTTAATCTGGGTGTCAAATATGAATATGAATCTACCAAGGTCGATTATACTATATCTCATATCTATTGCCCTGATTTCATACTTCCTAACGGAGTAATTCTAGAATGCAAGGGCTATTGGGATGCAGCTGACAGACGGAAGATCAAAGCAGTAAAGGAACAAAACCCTGAGCTTGATCTTCGTATGGTATTTCAGGCACCCTATAACACGATCAGTAAAAAATCTAAGACTACTTACGCAAAATACTGCGAGAAAATAAATCTACCCTGGTGTTCATTTGCCAGTATTCCAATCAAGTGGCTCCTCTGAGTCTGAATTTGTAAGGCACATTGCGTGCCCTGAATGTGGCTCGTCTGATGCGAACAGTATCTATTCAGACGGCCACGAACACTGTCACAAGTGTGGACGACACACATTTAGTGACTCCACCGTTTCTCACAATCATCCCGTGCATCATGTACAACTTGAAGGATCAGCCGGACGACTGCAATCCAGAGGTATCTCAGAAAGAACCTGTGAGTTTTATAAAACCTACAAAGATGGTAGCGGCCTCTTACGCCACTATTATTACGACAGTGATGGCAAAGTTGTCGGAGCAAAGGTAAGAACAAAAGACAAAGAGTTTAGATGCGAAGGGGAAGTCAAGTCCTTATTTGGGATGCAAAACTTTCGTCATAAGACCACAAACAAAGCATCAAAACTTGTCATTACTGAAGGTGAGATGGACGCAATGTCTGTATGGGAGGCACAGCCCAATTGGGATGTCGTTTCTATACCTAACGGAGCACCATCAGCTAAGAAAGCCTTCCAAAATAACTACGAATGGATCAACTACTACGACAAAGTAGTAATCTTTTTCGATAACGATGAAGCCGGCCACAAGGGCGCTAAAGAAGCTGCAAGTGTATTACCACCAGGTAAGGCATTTATAGGCTTTCTAGAGGACTACAAGGATGCCTCAGAGGCTCTACAAGCTGGCGACAGTGAAGCTATCAGGGCCGTACATAACTACGACCATTCTCAATATCAACCTGACGGCATCGTTGATGCCAAAACACTCCTTGATCTTGTAACTACACCCTCACCACCTGCAGACCATGACTACCCATTTAAAGGCTTACAAACCAAACTACACGGGATCAGGTATGGAGAGCTTGTCACGATTACTGCTGGCTCTGGGGTCGGAAAAAGCTCCATTCTCAGAGAAATATGTGCTGACCTTCTCAGTAAAGGCGAGCGGTGTGGATACCTGGGTCTTGAAGAATCTAATCGACGAACTGCGCTCGGACTCATGTCGGTCGCAGCTCGAAAACCTTTACACCTCGGGGAACAACAACGAAGCGAGCTAGTTGAGATCTTTGATAACACCATCGCCAACTGGAACTTACATCTCTTCGATGGCTTCGGGTCCTACGACCCAGACCATGTGTACAACCGCATTGAGTACATGGCGGCTGGCCTTGAGACAAAGGTCATCTTTTTAGATCACTTGAGCATTTTGTTGTCTGGTCTTGAAGGAGACGAGCGACGAATGATAGACACCACCATGACGAAATTAAGGTCACTGGTAGAGCGCACTGGCATATCGATGTTTCTCGTATGTCATACAACAACACCTCCAAATGGACAATCACATGAAGAGGGCGGACGTGTACAACTCCGATCTCTTAGAGG